GGCAAAAATGGCTGTTAGTGTTAGTGTTAGTGATAGTGTAATAAATATATATAGACGCTTCGCGCATTTGTCTATTTCAAATGAGGAGATAAATAAGTTATTAGAGAAAAACACACAGGAACAAATCGACAACGTATTAAACGACATTGAAAACTACAAGGGCAATACTAAATATAAAAGTTTATATTTAACGGCTTTAAAATGGCTACAAAAAAACGAACCAACAGCGGAAGGAATATCACCAGAGGAAATAAAAGCAAGAAAACATGGATACATTAAATAACGGGTCCGCGCTGGAATACTTGCTTAACTACAGGGACGGCAAAATTAAGCACGGATTAGAACTTGGAAATGGACTAGACGACTATTTAAAATTTAAACGCAAGCAAGTAAATATAATTTTAGGCCACGACAACGTAGGCAAAACTTATTTTATTAATTGGTATTTTTTAGCACTTGCACTAAAGCATAAACTGAAGTTTATCATTTGGAGCGGGGAGAACCAGCACGGGCAAATTTTGAGAGACTTGATACAGATGTACGCAGGTATAAATTTCAAACAATTAACCCACGATGAAATAAGAAACTACAGCGCGTATTTAGAGCAATACTTTACATTTGTAAAAAACGACCGCCTGTACAAACACGAGGAACTATTTAAAATATTTAAAGACAGCGAATCGGACGTTGCGCTTATTGATCCATTTACAGGCCTTGACCGAAATATGACATACGAAGGAAACTACCAGTTTATGAACGCAGCGCGAGAATTTGTAAACAAAACAGGAATGACGATTTATATTAATACGCACCCAAATACAGAAAGCGGAAGGAACTCCAATATTTACGCAGAAGGAGACTTCAAAGGACATTTAAAAGCACCGTTAAAAGACCACGTAGAAGGCGGCAAGGCTTTTACAAATAGATGCGATGATATGATCGTAGTGCACAGGCTAATTAAACACGAAGTAATGAAATTTGTAACTTGGATAAGCACTGAAAAAATAAAGGATATTGATACAGGGGGAAAGCATACAGGATTAAACGATCCCGTTTATTTAGAATACAACTACGGACTAGGATTTAAAGTTTACGGGAAAGATGTAATATCAGAATTTAGGCCAACAAACAAAATTAACTTAAAACCTTTTTAAAATGAAAACTTGTAATAGTTTAAGCGGTGGCAAAACTTCGAGTTATGTTGCTGTACATTACCCAGCAGATTATAACGTTTTTTCATTAGTTAGAACAAACGACAAAACGTGTTTATTCCCAGACGCAAAACTTCGGCAAATAGTAAGCGACAAAATAGGAACTGAATTTATAGGCACACTTGAAGACGATACAATAATTTATACGATGTTAGATTTAGAACAATTTATAGGCACAAAAATAGATTGGGTTACAGGCAAAACTTTTGACGAAATAATAATAAAACATGGTAATTATTTACCAAACATTATGCAAAGATTTTGTACTTCAGAAATGAAATTGCAGCCGATTTTTGACTGGTGGAAAATAAATTTTAACGAAGTTATAGAAATGCGAATAGGTTACAGGGCAAATGAAATGTCAAGGGCAAAAACAATGATTAGCAAATTAAATAAAAACGGAAATTTAGAATTTAAAGATATTATTGGAAAAAGAAAAACACAAAACAAGTGGGGTTTAATTGAATGGCAAAGACCAAAATTCCCATTAATTACAGACGGAATTTTTAAAGATAACATTGTTGAGTTTTGGAAGGATAAAAAAGTTAAATTTGCTTATATGAATAATTGCGTTGGATGTTTTCACAGGAACGAAATTTTATTAAAATTGATGAGTGAAAAACACCCGAACAAATTTGAATGGTTTTCAAAACAAGAAAATGACAAAAAAACATTTAAAAACGGAATTACTTATAATAAAATAAAAAGTCATAAATTGCAAACGAAATTATTTGATGAAGATTTTAACGACTGCGATAGCGGGCATTGCGGAATATAAAAAACAAAAAAAATGGAACTAGAACTATTAAGCAGCAGAATAAACTTAAACCACACCTGCCTAAAATTACAGGTAAGCATTGACGAAATAAAAGCAAAGAACCCGCACCGAAATGATTTGATTACTTCAATGGAGCAAACCATGCACGAAATAAAAAAAGCAATATTTATTTATCAAACACTAGAAAAAGAATTTAGAGCAACCAGACAAATAAACTTCGACCTGCAACATTTAAATTTAGAGTTGAAACAGGAAGTAAAAGATTTAAAAAAAATGATAGAATTTAACAACGCGGAACTTTGAAAGCCAGAACAAAAAAATGCTTTAACTGCAAAGAACAATTTTTACCTTTTAGCAGCCTGCAAAAGTTTTGTTTAAAAAACGAATGCATAAAGGAAATGATCCAGATACAGAAACTAAAGGAATGGAACAAGAAAAAAAAGAAATTAGTTGAAGACTTAAAAACAGCAAACGATTATTTAAAAATAGCCCAGCAGGTATTTAATAAATTTATTAGGCACCGAGACGCAGGGCTAAATTGTATTTCGTGCAGCAAGCCGTGCAAAAAAGAAAATGCAGGCCATTATTACTCGCAAGGCGGACATTCAAACGTTCGCTTTAACGAAGACAACGTACACCTTCAATGCGAAGCCTGCAACACTTATCTAAGCGGCAACTTGTTAAACTACCAGATAGGAATAAAAGAACGAATAGGATCCCAAAGATTAATGGACTTACAGGCATTAGCACACGAAACAAAGAAGTGGAGCAAAGACGAACTAAAAGAATTAATAGAAACATATAAAAAAAAATTAAAATAGTTGTTTATTAAAAAACTTTTCTTATATTTACATCTAATTACTAACTTAAAAATTTAACTATGAAACATTTATTTAAAGCATTAGCAGAATTTCAACAAGAAGTACCAGTGATCCACAAAGCAACACAAGGCTACGGATACACCTACGCAGACCTTCCGAAAATTTTTGAAGTGATCAACCCGCTACTAAAAAAACACGGACTAGGATTTACACAATTAATTAACGGAACACAAATAGCAACCTGTTTATTTCACGTTGAAAGCGCAGAAAGTATAGAAAGCAAAATAGACATTCCGCAGGGAGTAATTTTAAAGGGCATGAATGAGTTTCAAGTATTAGGGAGCGCAATAACTTACTTAAGACGTTACGCTTTAAGTTCAATGCTTGGATTAGTAACAGACAAAGACACGGACGCAAGCGGCGAACAGGTAAAGCCAGAACCAAAAAAACAAGCAATAGACAACGCAAGGTTTCAAAAAGCAATAGACGCAATAAGCAAAGGCGAATATACAACCGAAGAACTAACAACAAAGTTTAGTTTAACACCTGCACAACTAAAAATAATAACAGCATGAAAATACGTTGTTCTGCATTGGGGCGGTTGATGACCGCTCCACGCACCAAGACCGAAACATTAAGCAAGACCGCAAAGAGTTACATCCAAGAACTAGTGCTGGAACACAAGTACGGCATTAAAAAAGAATTTTCAAGTAGATACACGGACAAAGGATTACAATGCGAAGACGAAGCAATAAGTCTAGTTAATAATGTTCTAGGATTAAGTTTTATTTTTAAGAACGAGGAACACTTTAACAACGAATGGATAACAGGAACACCAGACGTAAACACGAATGATGTTTTACTCGATATTAAATGCAGTTACGAAGCCCACACCTTCCCGTTCTTTGAAGACGAAATACCAACAAAGGATTATTACTATCAATTACAGGGTTACATGTGGCTAACAGGAAAGACCGAAGCCTTGCTTTGTTATTGTTTAGTAAACACTCCGCTAGAAATAGTCGAAGACGAAATACGCAGGGAGCATTGGAGACATTTTAAAATTGACGAAGACGCAGAACTGAGAGAATACGTAGAAAAAAAGCATAACTTTAATCACTTACCAGATGCAACAAAAGTCAAAGTTTTTAAAATTGAAAGAGACGAAACGGTAATTTGGGAAATACAAAAAAAAGTTGAGGAAGCAAATATTTATTTTAATCAATTAATCGAAACAATATGAAAGAAAAAACGATCGCAGGAATAATCGCACTTTTGCTTTATGGGTTCGCAATAGTAGGAATAATTAATTTTTTCAGATGGCTGATATGAAAACACGAATTAAAAAACTATGGCAATATTTTTGTTTCATAAACAAAGAAGTTTTAAAATGCCAAGTATTCACAGGAAGGGGCAAATTTTAATTTATGGTTACTTTTAACTTTCCTAAATCTTTTTGGATAATTGCAGAACAAATAGGATTAGCCCGCACGGTAGTAAACAAAGAACTAACAATAAAGGCTCCCAGATACGATAGAGGTGAAAAAAACCAACACGTAGACACGCTGGGCATTTTAGGAGAGTTGATCGCAATGGAATATTTAACACAAAAAAACTATGAGTTTACTGCTGCGCAATTGCTAGATTACAAACCAAGCAAAAACGCAGACTTAATTATTAAGGGGAAACGAATAGACGTAAAGACAAGCAGGAAATCAGAATACGAAATGTTACTAGTAAATGAGGAAGCACACAACAAAGGATTAAACAAAATAGATTTATATTTATTTGTTTACATTTTAAATGAGAGCACCGCAGAATTTTATTCTGTAAATTACGATGAAGTAAACAAATGGCCGTGCAAGTTAATGAAATACACAAATGCTTTTTATACAAAAATAATAGACCTATGAACATACAAATACAAGACAAAAACGTTTTAAGCGTTATGGCGCGATTTAAGGAACGATCAGAAGCAGGAATAAAGAAATACAAGACAACGTTAGAACGAACCGATTTAAGCACGTTAGAATGGCTTACACACGCACAAGAAGAAGCGATGGACTTTGTACTTTATCTCGAGCGACTAAAACACGAATACAAACAATCTAAATAAATAAACAAAATGGAACAAAGAAACAACACAGGAGCAATCTTTAAAAACGACAACAAAAAAGCCGAGAACCACCCAGACTACAAAGGCAAGGTTCTAGTCAACGGCAAAGAAATGGAAATAGCACTATGGCTTAAGACTTCCGCAAAGGGAGTTAATTATTTTAGCGCAAGTTTTAGCGAGCCGTACATTAAACCAGATGAGCCACAAATAAAAAATAATGAGCCACAAATAAAACAATACGGAGACGCAAACGATGATCTACCTTTTTGATATGCACATACAGGATGAACAATTACGCAAGGAAGTACAAAAACTTTTAGCGTTTAAAAAACGAAACAACATCGTTAAGGAAATACAAAGCAAGGGGGTGACCTTCCATTTTTTTCAACTCACTAATTTTTTAGAAGGCAGGGATGTATCACTTTCAACGCTTAAAAAAATAGATTATTACATAAATAAATAACAGCCTTTGAACAATAAAACGCAGAAACCCAGAATTCGATTTAAACCGCTTTTAATGCGATGTAACGGCTTTTGTTTTTCTATGAACAGGTAATACCTTTTTTAAGAGATCTGCGTTCTTCAATGCAGTCGTGGGATACAAAGGGGCTAAAAAATATGTAAAACAGATAGAAAAAACACCAGAAACGTAGGCGCAGACTTAAATGTTTGCGCTTTTTTGCATTACAAACAATTTATTGTTGATAACTACATTTGTTAATTGTTGAAAAATTAATCATACATTTGCTTTAAATCTAAACAATAAAAAAATTGGAATGGTTAAATAAAGTTGCGAAACATCACAACGAATGGGTTAAAATGGTTAACACTTTCGGCGAGTATTTCTTTGCCGAAGACATAGTCCAAGAAACTTATATAATGCTTATGAAGTG